TCACTTTTTTCCCTGCTGGCCAAGAATTGATGTAAATACGCCATCAAGTGCGCTGGTTATTTGCCGATCCATCCCCGATACAGCGTGACCGTAAACCCCAAATGTGTCCATACTCTTGGAGTGTCCGACCAATTGCTTTACCCATCCCTCCGGGAGGGACTGTGCAAGAGAAACGAAAGTGTGTCGTAGCTCGTATGGTGTCGTTTTCGGAATTCCGTTTGCTTTGCAATATCTTTGGAAAAACTTCCGATAGGTTTCTGTTGTCGGCATTTGGAACAGATACAGGCCGTTTGACTTGGATGCTTGATCTTTTACAATCGCTTCTGCGATTTCGCCCAAATAAACGCTGCGTATCGCATTTTCATTTTTTCCTGTAGTGATTTCATTATCCTCGTTTATCGACCGCCTTACCTCCAATCTGCCTTGTTTGAAATCATTTCGCATGATACCGCGCAATTCCCCCGGCCGCAGTCCGGTCAAAACCTCAAGGCGATAAGCATTTATATATGGGTCTTTTACCAATTTACCCTTGTAGATCGTCGTATCAACGGAGAAAAGTGTTACAATGTCCTCCGGCTGCAAAATGTTCCGAACGCCAACAGGTGCTCCCTTTGGAATTGTTATGTCCTCCGGGGTAAAGCCGGTTACTTTCATTTTCCGCAGATATTTGCAGAAAGAAACCATGTCAGCACGGATGCTTTGCAGATACTTCTTCGACAATTTCCCGTTATTGTATGCATAGTCGATAACCTTTTGCAAAATCCCATCGCAAAGTGCATCTGCCTTTAGGTGGCCTATCCTTGGGTCAATCCATGTTTTCCAGCGGCTTTCCTGCGGTCGCCAATTCGATTGCGAAGTCCGAATTTTAAGCTGCTCCATATAGCTTTCGTGCAGCTCCGATAGATGCAGCTTCGTCCCGCATATGCCTGATGCCAACCAATCATCTGCTTTTCGGTTTGCTTCCCTCTGCCCTTCCCTTCCCGGCCGACTGCTTGTAAATGTTTTTCTTACGCCATCTTTCTGGACGGCGATCTGCCAGCGGTTCTGCTTCTCAAGCCACTTTGCCGTATTTGTCCTTTCTTTCATTTTTCTCCTCCTGATAGACAACCGCCCTCGTTGCCGGGGGCGGTGTTTTTTTATTTTTCTGCCATTACATCGTATACAACCACGCCGTTCATAATCGTCAAAAGGGTGTTGTCCTCATTGGCATCGTTGACTACTGTGACTGTTACATATTTATCCTTTGCGCCAAGCGTATCAACAGCATCAGATATCGAATTGCACAGTTTAACCATGCTTTCACGCATTGTTACCCATGGCTCGTATGTCTCGTCGTATCCGTCCGCTTTTGCTTGCGCCACTTCTGCAGCTACTCCTGACGCTTTTGCTGCTATAACAAGACCGGTGTCATCGTATTCTAAAGAGTACTCAATCCCTGTGCCCTCCGCATTTTTATCAAGCACAGTTTTTATGGCCGAAGCGACTACGGACATATCCACTTCCGTGTTTTGCTCCTCTTGCTGTTGCTGCTGATTTTGCTGATTGTCCTGTTTGTCTTTATCCTTTTCTCCACCGGCAAGCGCTCCGATGATTGCAATTATGATAACAATTAGGATTATTGCTGTTACCATCGTTTTTTTCTTCTTTGGCTTGATCTCTGGTGTTGTTTTCTCCATTTCCTCCATAGTCGTCTCCTCCAGTACTGATTATTGTACACTTTACGGTGTACGATTATATTTGGAAAGAACATCTGTTCTTAATCCCGAATTAAACCGTAGTTAAGGTTATTTGCATCGATTAGGACGAGGTATAAAATCATCATCGCCAGCAGGACAAAAATAACTGCGAAGAGTGTTTTGGACAGCTTCCGGCGCTGGCGCACCTGCTCTTTCAGAACCTCTATCATTTCTTCGCTGTTCTGGCTGTCTGTTTTGTTATAGACTTCCTTCACGAAATGCTTGTCGAGAGATATGTGCAGCGCTTGGCAGACGGAGGCGACAAGAAACAGGCTTGGGTTTTTGGTCGGCTCCGAAAGCAGCCGGGAGATCGTCCTCTCAACTGTCCCGGCATTGTCGGCCAAATCCTTGTGTGTCATTCCCTGCTCCTGCCGTTTTGTGGCTACCTCCAGCAAAAAGTTTTCCCAATTCCTTTCTTCGTCTGAATTCACAAACTCATCTCCTGTTTTTTGTTACCGGGCACTTTTGTCCGTAAAGCATGACAAATTTGACGCCAAAACCGCAACATTTGTCAGTACATATTGGCAATGCAATTTGTTACAATTGAATTGTACCAAATACATGCTGAATTTGGAAGGATTTTTATTCGACAATAATTGACAAAAGAGGAGGAACACCAATGGATTGGAACACGGCGTTAGAGCAGCTTATTTTACAAATGACACCTGAACAATGCGAAAGAGCTATTTCTCTAATAGCAGCGAAATGGCCTTATATACTTTCTCGGCTTCCTCCGGCGAAAGAGTCCGGGAAAGCTCCATAAGTTTTTTATTGGCGGGATGCAGCTCACCTTCAGTGGGCTGTTTTTCTTTGCCCAAAAGCTCGTCAACGGTGATGCCGAAGTAATCGGCGACCTTTTGAAGCGTTGCATCGGTTGGCATAGACCCTGACTTCCATCTGGAAACAGATGGCTTTGTCAGCCCAATTTCCAATGCAACAGCACTTGGCGTTTTGCGCACAGAGTTACAAAGCCTCAAATAATTGTCATAAAACACAGTTAACACGCCCCTTATTTGTGCAAGCCTACAAAGTTAACAAAGTTGCGCATTTCCCCTTGACGGATAACAGAGTAAACTGTATAATAGGAACATGGTCAGCGGAGTAAACCGAAGTGCCCCAGCAATCGCCAGGGTAGCGCAATATTTATCCCATAAATATGATAGCACACTTTGTTTACTCTTGCAACAAAAAATTAAAGAAAGGAGGACAGTTTGGATGCCTGCACAATGGACTGGCGACATGGTCGGCAAGATGCACAACAACAGAGTTACCATGACACAGGTCGCCGAAAAACTTGGCGTGACCAAGGCGTATGTCTGCATGGTTCTCAACGGCCACAGAAGCCCAAAGGGAGCCGAGCAGAAGTTTAACGCTGCGCTGGACGCGCTTATCAAGGAAAGGGAGGAGGACAATGTCAAGGAAGGTTGATACCTACCGCAGGCTGCGGGCACTGATGCTGGAGCTCGGGCATGACCAGACAAGCCTTGGGAAGCGCACAGGTATGAGCCGCCAGCAAATCAGCGACAGAATGATTTGCAAGACCCCGTGGACATTGGAGGAAGTCTATAAGGTCTGCGATGCATTATTTATTCCAATAAAAGATGTCAAGAAGTTTTTCCCGCCAAACGGGGTGGAAAAGAAGGAGGAACAACATGGAAGCAACAACCAACACCTTTATCCGGTGGTTTAACTCGGACGAGATCGTACCCAGCAAGGACGGGCATTACCTGTGCCAGACAAATCTGGGAAGATACGCTACCTTGCCATTCAGCACCAAGCATCAGATGTTCAATGTCAGCGGAGATCATGCGGAGACCGCTATCGTAGTCCAATGGTGGGCATTCCTACCGGAGCTTCCGCAAAAGGAGGTACAGGAAGATGAGTAAAAAGGAGTGGCTGCAGGAAGCCTTGGCCGTAGTCCTCGGAATGGGAGCCATATTCACAGCAGCGGCTATCCTGCTGCTGGTGAGGTAAGGCCATGGAGCAGAATGAGAGGATAGCAGTTATCCGGGAGAAGTTCCCCGGTTATACCAAGCCGCTGGACAGTATGTGCAAACGGCCGGAGTATTATGGCATCCGGCGTACTGCCGAAGCGGAAGCGCTGATAGCGGACAAGCCCGGCAGGAAGCGGGAAGCAAACTATAAGCTGTCTGTGCGTATTCCTTTGGGTTATGTGAATATGGCGGAGTTCCGTCAGCAGCTTATCGAAATGGGTTACTGCAACTTCACAGCATGGGTTCTGCGCTGTATCCGCCGCCAGCAGGAGGAATACAAAAAAAGAAAGGCCCCCGTCAGAGACGGAGACCCAACCACCACCACAACTATACACGATTAAAGGAGGAATGTCAATGGAGATCGCGAAAAACACAATGGGGAGTAGGCTCACACTGGGAAAAGCAAAACAGATGATGGAGGAAAGCGGCGGCTCGCTCGGCCTCCGCGGCACGCAGATAACCAGTCTGCCGGAGAACCTAACCGTAGGCGGATGGCTCGACCTCAGTGGCACGCAGATAACCAGTCTGCCGGAGAACCTAACCGTAGGCGGATGGCTCGACCTCAGCGGCACGCCGATAACCAGCCTGCCGGAGAACCTAACCGTTGGCGGCTCGCTCAACCTCCGCGGCACGCAGATAACCAGCCTACCGGACGGCCTAACCGTAGGCGGATGGCTCGACCTCAGCGGCACGCCGATAACCAGCCTGCCGGACGGCCTAACCGTAGGCGGATGGCTCGACCTCAGCGGCACGCCGATAACCAGCCTGCCGGAGAACCTAACCGTAGGCGGATGGCTCGACCTCAGCGGCACGCAGATAACCAGCCTGCCGGACGGCCTAACCGTAGGCGGATGGCTCGACCTCAGCGGCACGCAGATAACCAGCCTGCCGGAGAACCTAACCGTTGGCGGCTCGCTCGGCCTCCGCGGCACGCAGATAACCAGCCTGCCGGAGAACCTAACCGTAGGCGGATGGCTCGACCTCAGTGGCACGCAGATAACCAGTCTGCCGGAGAACCTAACCGTAGGCGGATGGCTCGAC